GCCGGAACCGTGCTGATCGCCGGAAGCGTCAGGGTCAGGGCCGAATTCGCCGCGACGAATTTTCCCAGATCGGCCAGGGTCAGCGTCACGTTGCCGGGCGGCAGCAGATAGCCCGCGAAGTTCCCGAGCGCCCGCTGAACGAAAGCCGTGTTCGCAATCGACGTGTCGTTGTCGAATTGTGGCGGGGTCGCGATAGTGGAAGGCGCAGGCGGAACCGCCCAGGCGAGGTTTCGCCGGGAATAGAACTGGCCGTCGTTCGGCGCTTCCGGCACGCCCGCCGCGCCGGGTCCGACCGCGATCCAAGACGTAGATCAACGCACCCCGCCACAGTGCGGCCGGTGGAAAGTCGGCCGGGGCCGAAATCCAAAGTTCCTCCGGCGCCTGCGCGTGGCGCAGCCGGAAGAATTCGTTCAGGCGCGCGGCGAAACGCACCGCCCACTGCGGCGCGCCCGGCTCCAAGAGCGGCGGCGACGGGATGCGGCGAACGGGCGTCACCATGACGGCTGCAGCCTCCCCGTCGCGGTGCGCCGCGTACTTTCAGCGCGCAGCCGCGAGTAGGCGTCGCGCTCCTGCGACAGCGCCAGCACCAGGCGCGGGTCGTTGGCCGACGCCGACAGGTAGTCGCGGTAGAGCCGCAGCTTGGCCTGCGCGGTGATCAGGTCTTGGCCTTGGTTCGTCCAGGCGTTGGCGTCGGTGTCGGCCACCAGCGGCGGGGTGACGTTGACGATCAGATCGGCCGAAATCTGGTAAATCCGGTTCGGCGTCGGGAAGAGGAAAATCCGGTCGTCGGCCACCAGATAGTCGGTCGGCTGGCCGGTGGCGTTCGGCTGCGCTAGCTCTTGGAATTCGTCTATCGAGCGCGCCGTGATCGGCCAGCGGGTGTCACCGCTGTTCTGGGTCAGATAGAGCCCGTCGATCCAACGCGCGCTGTTCGTGACCGTGGCGGGCCAAAGAACAAAGTCCTGCCCGGCGACAGTGGAAATACTGATGTTGCGCTCGTTGAACCACCAGCGCTCGGCCGCATACTGGTCTATGCTGCGGGCGACGATGTTTTGAAATTGTGCAGCCAGGTCGTCGGCGAGGTCATCCCGCGTGGTTTCGCTGATGATCCTTTGTTTCAGGTCGCCCAGGGTCGCCATGCGCTCACCGCCGCGCCCCTATCCAGGGCCGGGCAGGAACGAGACCCCATAGACCGCCCGGCCGGTCGTCGGCGCCGGTCCCGTCAAGGTGATCGTGTAGTAGATCGGCTTGTCGGTCGCGTACGGCCCGCAGCCCGGAACCGCTGTGAACCCCGTCGTGTGCCCGCCAGTTTTCAGATCAATCCCGGCGACCAGATCATTACCGCTCGGCGTCGAGCCCAGCGCCACGTTCGCCGTCGTGGAATCCCAGGGCGTGAAGACCGCGACCATGTGCTGTTGGATGATGCCGCCCGCTGGCAGGACCCCAAGCACGCCGGTCAGCGGCGAGGTTGGGCCTAGCTCAATCGCGCATTCATGAAGAACTTGAAGGTGAGTTTTCCGGCCACCTGTCGCCATGACGTCACCCCGGCCCCGGCAGGTAATCCAGCCAGACTGTCGCGACGCCCAACGTCGGCGCGGCGCCGGTGGAAGCGATGGTTCCATAGATCGGCGTGTCGACCCCGAACGGCCCCATAGCGGCAATCGGCGCATTGGTGTCCGTGCGCGCCAGGGTCTTCAGGTCGGTCGCGGCCAGCAGTTGGGCGCCGCCCGGCGTGGTTCCGACCGCAATCGTGTTGGTGGTCGAATTCCACGCTTGCGAGACGACAAGGTGCGTGGCGTTCAGGATCGCGCCAGCAGGCAAGACGCCGATGACGCCCGACACTTGGCCGAAGCCAAATTGCGCCGAGATTTCGTGAACGACCTGAAGGTGAGTCTTGCGACCGCCAGTAGCCATTTCGCCCTCCTACGCCGTAAACGTCGAAAGAACGAGCGTGCCGAAGTCGGCGTTGTTGAAACGGGCTTTCTTCAGACCATGAATAAGCCCGGCTTCGACGCCAAGTTTATTGCCGTAGTCGAAGAGTTCCTCATTCCAGTCAAAGTTTTCGAAGCTCTGACCTTTGCCGAAAGCCACGAAACCAGCCTGCGCGCCCATCAGGACGGCGCGGCGCGCGGTCACGACCGGAAGCCCGGTGGTCGAGTTGACCCCGTTGGTAACGCGCGTGCTTTCGTGCAGGACGACCCCGTTATACATGCCGAGCGCGCCGGTCATGATCGGGTTCTGCTTCGACCCGTCGCCGGTCATCGCGGCCTTCTGGATGTCGAGCCATTGGCCCGTCCCCGCCGCCGTCCGAAGCTGCGTCACTTGGTTCGTGTGGATGACCATGACGTAGCGGTCGTCGCCGTTGACCTTGATCGGCCGGATCACCGGCGTCAGCAGCTTCGCCTTCGCCACCAGGGCGTCGATCTGGTCGAGCTTGAATTCGTCGCCCGCGATCAGCAGTTCGTCGGTGGCCTTGTTGTTGGCCCGGCTGATGTGGTTCGCATCCGGCCCCAGCACGACGTTCATGCCGGTGAAGCGCGGATCGTTCGCGGGCGTGTAGCCGCAAAGCTGGTTGAAGAACGCCGTATCCATACGGCCCGCCCACCAGTCCTTGAGGCCCATCATCGCCTCTTCGCGGATCGACCAGGGGATGCGCTGTTCGGTCATCTTCCCGGCCGACTTCACCGCATGGCGAAGCTGGTCGATAAACAGATCGTCGGTGTAGGTCGCGAGGGCTTCTTCGTTCCCCTCAAGCGTCCCGTCGCCGAGAACACCGTCACCGTTCAACTGCATCCGCAGCGTGATCCGGATGCGGTCGCCCGCGTCCTTTTTCGTGTCGCTGTAGGTCTGAAGAACGCTGTCCGAGTCATCCCCGATGAAGCGTTGAATCCACGTCGCCTTCAGGGCTTCGCGGGCTAGCTGTGACGACCAAAGCTTCTTGGCTTCAGGTGCGTTCACGCCATAGGCAGTTTCGGCCATGTGAGCGGTTCCCGAGAAAATCAGGGGGTTCCGCTTCGCTGCCGTGGAAGCTGCCGGGGTGATCCTTACCGGGGATCAGGCGAGAGGGCTTAAAGCCCAGGTCAGCCGGTGGAAGGCTGTTGCGACGGTTCGTCAACCCCTTCCGCGTGCGTGCAGTCGCGAACGACCTCGGCGCGGGGCCTGAACGTCATGTAGGCATAGCAGTAGCCGAGCGGCCGGGTTTCCCAGTCGCGGGTGCGGACGGTGCGGCTCAGATGCGCGCAGTCGCCGCAGGAGAGCGCGTTTTCAGTCATGGGGTCGGAGGCAACCTGCGGCGGTTCGACCTAAGCCTCCGTGGAAGGAACCAAACCGGCCGCCGCAGATCACATCGGATGCTCAAATCACGACGCAGTTAGAATAGGCAGCGATTCACTTCTTTCCAAGCTCCTGCGCGCGCAGCTTGGCCCAGAGCCGGTCTTTCTCGGCGCCGGTCGCCTTCGCGACCCGTTCCCAGGTGAGCCCGTTATCCTGCCCCTTGCTGCGCGGGGCGCCTGCCGTGCCACCGGCCGCTTGCATCTTCTGTAGCTTTTTCGTGGCCTCGTCCTTGCCGGTCGCGAAGCCGCGTTTCTTCGCCAGATTGTAGACGACCTCGGCCGGGTCGCGGCCCGACTTCATGACGTCGTTGACCATCGTGAAGAATTCGCCAGCGACCTTCTGCATCAGCCGTTCGCCGGAATAGCCCAGGTCTTCAAGCTCGCTGACACGAGCGTTCCGATAGTAAGTGGCCGCCTTGATATAGTCAGGGTGTTCCTCGGCAAAATCGGCCTCGAAAGCCTCCATACCGGTCGAAATCTTCCGCACGGCCTGTTCGGTCTGCCGCTGCTGGCCTTCGGCCTGCCGCGCCGCCTGCTGGCGCGCCATGATCGTTTTCAGGACGCGCTTGATCTGGTTGATGTCGGTGATCGGCTCATCGTCATCGTCGCGAAGCTCTTCGATCAGCTTCGCCAGGTCATCGGTGTCGGTCGAGCCCTTCGCCTCAAGCGCCTCTATCCGCGCCGCGAGTTCGGTGGCCTGACGTTCAGCGGCGCGACGTTTGGAGCGCTCTTTCGCGGCGAGCCCGGCCTTGTCGTGGGCCTGTTTTTCCCAGTCCACTGCTTTTCGAGGGCGGCCGTCGCCCTCTTCATCGCCTTCGCCCTCTTCGTCTTCACCCTCTTCAGAAACTTCAGCATCCCCCGACTGGCTTTCTTCAGTTTCGCCATCGTCACCCTCGGATTCGGGAGCTTCCGAAGCTTCAGCTTCGCTCAAGCGGGCTTCACTCATGTTGCACCTTCATTCTGCGCGTCTCCGAGACTTCCACCGGACCCAGCGGGTGCGTCGCGCGCCACGCCGCCCGCGCCTTCTCGTAGGTCGAGTTCTTTCGCTTCGAGCCCTCGACCGTCAGCGGGCGGCGACAGGCCTCCCCGTTCCAAGCCGCCGCTCCGCAGGTCAGACAATCCCCCATCTGGGGGTCGATCCGGCAACGGTTCATAGGGCGCTCCGAGGGTCCGCAAGGCCGCCTCGATGTCGAGAACCCGCACCTTGCACTGGTCGATGTTGTGCTGCGCGGCCCGCGCCTCATCCGAGCCGTCAGCGGCCTTCTCAAACTTGCGGGTAAACAGCCTGACCTGCGCGCCATAGGCCGCGACCGCCCGCTGCAGGATCAGGACCGCTTCACTCATCGTCGGACTCGCCGCCCATGCCCTGACGACCGATCACCGACGTCCGCGCCGCGCTTTCGTCGGCCTTGCCCGCGACGCCCATCATCTTTCCGATGACGTCGGCCTGACCCCGGCGTTCCGCAATCTGCTGTTCCGACTGGGCGCGCTGCTGATCCATCGCCGCCTTTTGCTGGGAAATCTGCAGGTCGGAGTCCGCCTTCGCCTGCGCGGCCTGAATCTGGGCCTCGGTCTTCATCTGAAGGGCGCGCACGTCGGCGTGCGACTTGACCATCTTCGCCTGCGCGTCGGCTTCCTCGCCCTGCCCTTCCGACTGGGCCTTCGCCATCTTCTCCTGCGCCGACGCCTTCTTCAGATCGGTGTCGGCCTTGGTGTTCTCGATATCGACGGCGGCGCCCTCGACCTCGGCCTTGTCCATCGCCTCTTGCTTCGGGTTCGGCGTCTGGGCGCGCTTGCGGATACCTTCGGCGAGCCGCGAGGCGACGGCAGCGGGCAGGTCCATGTAAGGCAGCATGTCGGCGATTTCCTCGACGCCGATCACGCCCTGGGCGAACAGTTCCGGCAGCAGCGGCCCCAGCACCGCCATGACCTTCGCTTTTTGGTTCGGTCCGGTCGGGGCTTCATCAACGATGATGTCGTATTCCTGGGCCTCCAAGGTCTTCGCGACCTGCACGTACTTTTCGGTGCCCTTGTCCACGATACGGACCAGCTTGTCGTCGGGCAGGAATTCGCGCATCTGGGCCAGCAGCAGCCGCCCATAGTCGCGCTGGTAGCGGCGCTTGGCGTCGAAGAAG